GGATTGAGGAACTCGTCGGCACGCGCCCAACGGTCCTCTATCCGCCGTGGAACCGCACGAGTCCAGCGCTCAACAAGGCGGCGTCTGACCTGGGACTCTTCGTGTCGGCAGAGAAGATTTCGCTCGAGTACTACCTGCGACGGAACGGCTACGTGCCTGGGTCGTCCGTCATCAATTTTCACTACTGGCACGAGCCTAACCGGATCTTGTTGAAGCAGGCCCTGGCGCTCGCGGCGCAACGGGAGGCCGCATGAGGGTCTCCGTCATCACGCCGACGTGTGACCGGCCTGTGGGCCTCGCGCTCGCCGAGCGGTTTATGGCGCGTCAGACGCGTCAACCCGACGAATGGATCATCGCCGACGGCGGCCGGCAGGCGCCGGCCGTGAGTCAGGGCCAGATGGTCATCAGTGAACCTCAGGCGCCGGGTCCACAGAACTTCGCGCGCAACCTGTTGAACGCCCTCGCGCTGGTGTCTGGTGACGTGGTGGTGGTCTGGGAAGACGACGACGCCTACAAGCCGGCGCACATCGAGACGCTCGTGCGACGACTGGAGTCGTCCGATGGACTCCTTATTGCGGGCGACGACGACCAGCGGTACTACAACGTCGCCGCGCGCTGCTGGCGCACCTTTCAGAATATCGGCGGCTGTTTCTGTCAGACGGCATTCAAGCGGTCACTGATCCCGCAGTTGCGATCGGTGATCGAGGCCTGTGCCCGGAAGAACAGTTACGGGATTGACACGGCGTTCTGGAAGAGCGTCGACGCCTCGCACTGGTCGATCGCGCGTGATCGCACCGTGCTCGGCATCAAGGGCCTGCCTGGACAGGTCGGACTCGGGCTCGGACATCGTCCCACCGGCGACGGCTGGCACGCCGATCCGACGCTCAGCACCTTGCGGGCGTGGATTGGCGGCGACGCGGATCTGTACGCCTCCTACGGTCGAAGGGTGGCCTGATGCCAGACGTGATCGACGTCGCGGCGTACCCCTGGCCCATCGCGGAGCCGCTCTGGCGCTACGGCGTGCAGTCGCATGTCGATCTGGTGGCGGGTCCCACCGCCGAGCCGATCGATCTGGCGAGTACGAAGCTCCACCTCCGGGTGACGAATAGCGCGGAGGACGCCTATATCAGCCGACTGATCACGGCCTGCCGTGATCACGGCGAGTACTACACGCGCCGGTCGTGGATGCCGCAGACGCTCGCGCTCGTGATGGATCGCTTCCCGTGGGCGGGCGCGCGCGGCCATCTTGGGGGCTTGGGCCTGGGCGTGGGCAGTACTGCGCTGATCCGCGTTGAACGACCGCCGGTGACGGCGATCACGAGCATTACGTACTACGACGAGGCGGGGGACCAGCAGACGCTCGACCCCTCGACGTATCAGGTGGACCTCCCGCGAGGGCCCCGGGCGCAATACGCGCGGATTCGGCCCGTCGGGGACACCGTCTGGCCGGACACCGAGCGGCGGCGCCTGGACGCGGTGACCGTGACGTACCAGGCGGGGTACGCCTTGGCGGGGAGCCCGCCTGCGTCGACGGTTCCGGCCGAACTCATTCAGGGCATGTTCCTGATGATCGGCGAACTGTACAAGACGCGCACTGAGTCGGTGAATGACTACATGACGCCGGCGTTGAGGCCCGCGCAGAACCTGTGGGCGAGTTACCGGGTGTGGTGAGCTGATGCCGCGCACTACTTGGTACACGCTCGACCCTGGCCACATGGATCGGCAGATCACGATTCAGGTCGTGACGCCGACGCAGACCGACAGCGGGGAACTGCTCCGGGATTGGACGACCGCGACGAGCGCGCAAGTGTGGGCGGAATGGGTGCCGAGCTCGGCGATCGAGAAGTTCATGCCCCAGCAACGGTCCGCGGCGTACATCGACGGCATGTATCGAATCTACGACATCGACCCGCGTCCGTCGCCCGATGAGAACACGCGCATCGTGGGGCACGACGGGCGGATCTATGACCTCAAGGGCGTGACCGAAATCGGTCGCGGCGCCGGGCTGGACCTGGCGGTGACTGCGAGGGGTGAGTAATGGGTCCGTCGCTGCTGGTTGGTCCGGACGGTCGGGCGGTGTCGACGGGCGCCGACTATCCCGACCAGCTGTACGTGATCGTCGATGCGGGGCAGGCCGTGAAGCTCTGTGCGACTCGGCAACAAGTCCAAGAGGAGCTGCAGAGCCGCGAACGCGAACGAGTCCGGGTCTTTCTTGTGCCGACGCCGAGGATGCTGTGACAGCGATCGAGATGACACGCGTCCGTCTGACCTCGCTACCGGCCATTGTCGCGCGGGTCGGATCGCGGATCTATCCGATGCGCTTGCCTGAATTGAAGGGCACCGGGCAGCTTCCAGCGCTCGAGTTGAGCCTCATCGGACGACCGTCTCAAGGCGCGCATTTGCGCGGGCCCGGCACCCTGTTTACCGCCCACGTGCAAGTCGACGCGTGGGACGCGTCGCGGGATGGAGCGGCGTCGCTGGCGGATCTCTGTGCGCGCCGGCTAGATGGGTTTCAGGGGAGCGTGAGCACGACGGGCAGTCCACTGGAGACGCAGTACGTCCAAAAGATCGATGTGTCCGATAACCTGGAATTCTTCGAGGAAGACATCCTTGGCGGGTTGGCGAGAGTCGCCCTGGATGTGTACGTCACCTATCTCTCGACCGCTGCAATGCTCGCGTTCACGTAAGGCACGGCCAGGACAAAGGAGCAGACCATGAGTGACGTCACCGATACCTTCTACGCGTCGACCGGCTTCATCGGCTACGGCGGCCAGTTCAAAGTCGGCCAGGGGGGCAGCCCGGAGTCGTTCGTCTCCGTGCCCGAAATCATGTCGATCAGCCCGATCGTCAGCATGTCGACGCCGGTGGTGAAGACGACGCACCTCCGGAGTCCTGACCGCCACGAAGAAAAGATCGCGACGATCGCCGATTCGGCGCCGGTCGTGATCACGGGCACCTATCGCCCGAACCACGGGGCGCACAAGGTCGCCGGCGGCGATGGGTTCAACGCGACCCATAACCTGCAGGCCCTGCGCACGTCCTCGGCGCGCAACAACTTCGAGATCGTGCTACCCGATGCGGCCTCGGTCGGTTCCCCGATCGTAGACATCGTGTTGCCACTCGTCGGGGTGGTGACCAAGTACGAAATCGGGGCGATGAACAACACCGCGCTCGTCCCGTTCACCCTCGAGGTGACGCCGACGAAGTCGTACTTCACGCACTAATCGGCGGAGGCCACCGTGGCCAATCGTGAACGCGGCGAACGGCTCCTGGTCACAGACGCCCGCACCTTCACCCTGCGGTTGGAGGTGTGGGCGATCTGCGCGCTGGAGGACCGTCTCAGCCAGACATGGTCTGCGATTGCTGGGCAGCTCAACGCCGGTCGCCTCGAGGCGATCCGGTCGGTGGTGTGGGCGGCGCTGCAGGCGCGACACGCGAAGGTGGTGCCGACGTTCGACGCGGCGGGTCTTGTGATCGACGCGGCCGGTGGGGTGGTCAGGGTTCGGCCGATCCTGCAGGACTTCCTGTCGATCAATCTCGACGATGCCGCGCCGCCAGGCGGCCGTGGCGGTCGCCGGGCCCCAGAGCAGCGGCCGACGTGGGCCCAGCTCTATCGGGATGCGCGGGCGATGGGGATCGCGCCGGAGACGTTCTGGCATCTCTCGCTGCGTGAACTCTGGCTGGAGCGCGGCGCCGCACGCGAGCGGAGGCAACAGGAGCACGACCGCGATCTGACGCTGGCGTGGACGGTGGCCAACCTGGTGTGGGCAAAGCAGATGCCCACCCTCGATCAGTTGCTGCATCGCCGCCAGGAGCTACAGCCGCAGTCGCGCGAGGAACAACTGCTCGTGATGCAGGTCTTGAGTAACCGGTTAGGGATTCCGCTGGAGAAGCGGCAGAGGGAGTCGTAAATGGCGCGCGGAGATGTCCCGGTCAGGGGCGCGAGTGGAGACCAGTACACGTTCAACTTCGGGACGAATGCGTGTTGCCGGATTGAGGCGGCGCTGAACATCCCGTTTGCCGAGGCCTTGAAGCGCCTGCGCAATCCAGAGATCGCAACGGCCACGATGGCGCGCGAATTCATCAAGGCCACGATCGTCTCGCCGGCGGACGTCACGCTCGATCAGGCGGGCGACATCATGGACGACTTGGGTGGCGCCGTCTCGGTGATGCGGGGATTGGCCGCGCCGATGACCGAGGCCCAGGAACTGGTGCCCGCGTAAATGTCGGCGGTCATCTTTCGGCTGCAGGGCCTCGCGGACTTTCAGGCCGAGCTTGACAAAGCCTCGGCCGACGTCAAGGCGAAGCTCCATGCGGCGGTGCAGGATGCCGCGATGGCCGTGCAGCAGCGCGCCCAGGAGCTGGTGCCACGCGATCTCGGCGACCTCGCGCGCGCGATCTCGTTTCAGGGATCGGGATTGAGCTACCGCGTCGGTGTACTCGACGTGAGCATCCCGTCGCGCGGCGGCACGTCCTCCCACGAGAACCCGAGCGTGTATGGCCGGATGGTGGAGTACGGCACGTACAAGAAACAAGAGCGGGCGTTCATGCGGCCGTCGGCCGATGCGGAGCAGCTGACGTTTCCGGATCGACTGGCGGCGGCCCTGAACACGT